ACGACAACCCAGAAGTTAAAAAAGTTATTGACCTGTCCGTTAAAGAAGGCTGGTACAACGACGAAGTAAAACTTACATCCCGTTTGCAAAACACCAATTGGTTTCGCACAACAGAATCAGCAACCCGCCAATTCAACATCAAAAAATCTACCGACCCTGCAACACTTGAAGCCGACATAACAAAAGGTATTGAAGACACACGTGCATTGAGTCTTAAATCAGGTTCCGGTGTTGTACTTGCCGACAGCACACTACGTATGTTGACTGAAAACAAAATTAAATTTGGATGGTCTGACCAGCAGTTGTTGAACTCTATTGGTTCTGAATCTATTGCTACGGCACAAGGCGGAGCGCAGGGTGTCGCTGCGTTGCGTCAAGGAACGGTAGCCTCAGGACTTCGAGCGTCAGCTGATGACTATGCACAAAAGGTTGACCCTGCAATGCTTGATATGTGGACACAAGAAATTCTTAAAGGCTCAAAAACCGAGACACAGTTTACTGAACTAATGAAACTTCAAGCATCGCAACAATACCGTTCGTTGGCTCCACAAATTGAAAAAGACCAGACGGTAAAAGAAGCAGTCACTATGTATTCAAATGCTGCACAGAATGTTCTTGGTATTGACCCGTCAACTATTGACTGGACACAAGACAAATGGAATAAGGCCCTCAACTATAAGGACCCTAAAACTAACGACTATCGCACTATGGATTCTTCAGAATGGAACCGCCATCTCAGGTCGCTACCTGAATGGAAAAAGACTGACGGAGCTAAAAACGCCTATCGTAACCTTGCCTTAACTTTGGCATCTGGATTTGGAAAGACACTGTAATGGATGCCGACGAAATTATCAAAACATTCCTAGCAGCTTACGGTCTTGACTCTAGGGAAATTATTGACATACTTGATGCTGCTTTGCTTGATGACCCCGAACAATTTGATGGTCCGAACGGAAAACAACTTGCTTTGATTGCAGTTAGAGGAACAGCCGCATATAAGGAACGATTCAAGGCAAACGAATTCCGTATTGCTAACGGTTATGCCACTAAAAGCGAAGATGAAATTATTGGCTTAGAAGATGCAATCAAAGTAACCCTTAGAGCCAACAGTATGCCCAAAGGTTTTTACGACGACCAAAAAGATATAAACAACTTTATTGGTAGAGATGTATCGCCACGTGAACTTAATATACGTTTATCCCAAGGATACAACGCTGTCATGCAAGCAGAACCAGGCACTAAAGCAGAACTGAAACAGCTTTACGGGCTGAACGATGGTGACATTGCTGCGTTCTTTATTGACCCGACACGGTTCAACGAATCAGAAGCAGTCAAGAAAGCCCAGTCCGCGCAGGTCGCTTCTGAAGCCCGCCGCCAAGCAGGGTTCACGCTCGACGTAGCAACCGCTGAAGGACTTGCCACAGAACTCGGCGGTGACCGCGGAGCAGCCATGCGAGGCTTCCAACAAATCGGCACAACCCAAGAACTACTAGGCATGGACCTCCAAGGCGAAACAGCATTAACTCAGCAAGAACAAATTGCTGGAACCTTCGGAACAAACCAAGCCGCAGCTCAACGCATCGCCACCCGCAAACGCAAACGCCAAGCAACCTTCGAGCAAGGTGGTGGCTTCGCAGCAACACAAACAGGAACCACAGGGCTAGGCACCGTCGGCCAATAAAATGTGCTAATGTAAAAACGTATCCCGATGGGAGAACCTGATAACCACCCCCTGAGTTATCAGCGCAAAATGGGGTGTAAAAACTATGTAGCCATCACAACCCTCCGGTGTGATGTGGACCAAGGAGAGTGCCATATGTCAAATTTTGAAGATGATTTCAACGAAGACGACTACGACCAGCCAGCATCTGAAACGAACCCTGTTCGTGCAAGGATGAAACAACTGGAAAAGGAAGCCAAAGAGTTACGCAAACAAGTTGCGGAATTCTCAGCCAGCCAACGTGAACTAGCTTTTGTAAAAGCGGGTATTGACCCTGCTTCTCCACAAGCCAAGTATTTCGTTAAAGGCTACGACGGTGACTTAACTCCAGAAGCTATTAGGCAGGCCGCAGAAGAAGCACAACTGATTACACCCCAAACTGTTCAGGAAGACCCAGACCAGGCAGCATGGAAGCAGTCCAATAGGATTGCTGCCGGAGCCGAAACTGCATCTGAAGGACCATCATGGGTTAAACGAATCAGGGATGCTGCGTCAGCAGAAGAAATTTCCGACATTTTTGCAGAGGCACAAGCCCAAGGTGTCAACCTTGGATAACCCAAACCCCCTCTAAAATTTAAGGAAAAACCCAAATGGCTGATTATTACGCAGCAGAAACAGGCACCTCCAACCTTTCGGTTGACCAGATTGCCTTTGAGAAGTTGGCATATTTTGCCCTTCGCCCAGAAATGTACTTCGACCAGTTCGCAGATGTTCAAGCAACAAACGCAACTAACCCAGGTGCATCCGTCAAGTTCACAGTCTTCGCAGACCTTGCAGCAGCAACCACTGCTCTTGGTGAAGCAGAAGATGTAACCCCAGTCGCAATGAGCGACAGCCAAGTTACTGTGACCCTTGAAGAATACGGTAACGCAACGGTTACAACCGCCAAGCTCCGTGCTTCTTCATTCCTCCCTGTGGACCCAGTAGCCGCTAACGCTGTTGGTTACAACGCTGGTTTGTCAATCGACACCATCGCTCGTAACGCTGTCCAGGCTGGTTCAAACGTCATTTACGCAACAGGTGGTGCAGTAGCCCCATCTAGCCGTACAACCATCAACACTGATGACACCATCACTGCTAAAGACATTCGTCGTGCGGTGGCTCAATTGCGTACAGCAAACGTGCCAACAATCGGTGGTAACTATGTTGGATTCATTCACCCAGACGTTTCGTACGACCTTCGTGGTATTACAGACGCATCAGGTTGGCGTGACTCATACAAGTACACCAACGCAATGCCTCTTTACAACGGTGAAATTGGTATGTTTGAAGGCGTACGCTTTATGGAGGCAGCTCGCGCTCCTCTGTTCGCAAACGCATCAGACAACTCCGGTGCATCTGGAACCATTGACGTTTACGGTACCCTCATCATGGGACAGCAGGCTCTTGCCAAGGCTGTTTCTATGGGTGGAGAGTACGGTTCACAGCCAACAATCGTGTACGGAACAGTTACAGACCTCTTGCAGCGTTTCCGCCCAGTCGGTTGGAAGCACTTTGTTGGTTACTCAGTTTTCCGTCAGGAAGCACTGCGTCGCATCGAATCAGCTTCAAGCATCGGTTCAAACGCCTAATAATTTCCGACAAGGAATTTATAACGGAAGCCCCTGCCGAAAGGTGGGGGCTTTTGTTATTCTCTAGTTATGACAACTTTCAAACCGCCCACAGATAACTACGTGAACTGGGCATTACCAGGGGAGCGTGGCATCCTTGCCGTGTTAAGGCCAGGTCGTCGTGGTCGTAATGTGTTCAAATTGAACGATGGTTCTTTTACTGAGTACCAACCGGCAGAGCAAGAAGATGTTGCTTTTACGTATCACGGTGGTCATGTTCATATTATTGATGCACAAGAGGAGGCAGACCTTCGAGCTGCTGGATATGGGGATTACATTGAAGCATAGAGAGACTCATCCGTTTTTGGATGTTGAGGGTTGTTTTGGGTGCAGGGTTGCTGGGGTGCAGATGGGGTCTAACTCCACTACTACCAAGGGTGAATCGGTTGCGTCTATTAACCAGCGTGAGAAGAACTGGAATAAGGACATGCCTGCTTATAAGCGTTTGCGAGCTGAAGGTTTGCAACCAAAGACGATTGACGGGTGCCACGCTGTTGAACAGTTAGCTACTTCTCGGCATCAAATTGAAGGCACTCCCGCCCCGTTGTGAACTATCAATCTTGGCAGGGGTTCCCTGACCCTAAGTTGGGGTATGGTTCGATGCTTCAGGGGTTTAAGGATTCGCTTCCTAAGTCTGTGACGTTGGATAATCATGCTTCTGTGAGTGTTCATATGCAGGTCCCTTATGCTTGTAAGGGTTGGTTTGAGGGTCAGCATCGGGTTTTGTTTTCTATGTGGGAAACCGATGAGTTGCCATCTAACTTCCGGCGTTGGCTGGGCCAGTTCGACCAGGTGATTGTGCCGTGTGAACATAACGTGGAATTGTTTAGTGAGTTTCATAATGATGTTTCGTATTGTCCGTTAGGGGTTGACCATAAGTTTTGGAAACCAATGCCTAAACCTGATGGGGTGTTTCGTTTCCAAGGTGGCGGGTCGCTATGGAAACGCAAAGGGATGGATGTCCTAGTTAAAGCCTTTAATGCTTTGAACCTCCCTGATGCTGAACTACATATCAAAGCTGCCCCTCATGCTCAGGATGTGCCTAGCCAAAACCTTGGCGACAAAGTGTTTCTTAACAGGACTTGGATGAGTCCCATCGAGCAACGTGAGTGGTACAACAAAGCTGACTGTTTTGTAGCACCGGCTCGTGGGGAAGGTTTCGGGCTTATGCCGTTACAGGCTATTGCTAGTGGTATCCCTACAATCGTGTCAGACAGCACAGGACAAGCCCAGTTCGCCCATCTTGCCTTCGGGGTGGTTCCATGCGGTAAATCTAAAGCGGAGACAACAGGGCTGTGGGATGAACCTAACCAGAAGATTCTGGAGGAACTGATGATGGAGGCATACCAAAATCGTGGCACCATTAAACAGGCCGCTGTTGCTCGTGTCCCTGAAACCAAAGTTTTCTCATGGTCTAACGCCACCCGCAAACTGTTATCCCTAATTCCTGAAGGCACCCTCCTAGATGACCCTGACTGGGTGTTGCCTGATGTGAAGGTTGAAATCCAAGTGAACCGCAAAGTCAAAGCAGACATCGGTACCGAGTCATACAGTTTACAACCAGGGCAAATCTATGTTGTTTCTGAGAATGTCCATGATGTGTTGACAGATGCGGGCTATGTCGTTTAATGCTATTATCGATGGTGTATGGCTCAACCTGCTGACCAAGACCTAATTATCACTCGTGGTGATACTGAAACCCTCGTTGTGACTATCACGACTGACGGGTCTACAGCTGTTGATATCACGGGTCGTACCTATTTATCTCAGATTCGTACCCAGCAGGACTCGACCACTATCAAGGCTTCGTTTACTTGCACTGTTACAGATGGTCCAAATGGGAAAGTAACTTGCACCTTGTCTGCTACTTCTTCGGCTGCTTTGTCGGCTGGACTTTACTTCTGGGATTTGCAGGAAAACGCTTCAGGTGTTATTTCCACGATTCTTGCTGGCAACGTCACAGTTCTTGCTGATGTGACGAGGTAGCAGTGGCTACTACCAATATTGTAATTACACGGGCCACTGAAACTGTTGGTTTAATTACTTCCGGAACTGTCACTGTTGTTTCTACTTCACAGTCTGGTCCTCAGGGGGCGACTGGACCGACAGGACCTACTGGTCCCACAGGAGCCGCATCGACTGTTACGGGTCCTACTGGAGCCACTGGTGCTAACTCCACAGTAACTGGACCGACTGGACCGACTGGACCCACGGGTGCTGATTCGTTGGTAACTGGACCTACGGGTGCGCAGGGAGTCACTGGTCCTACTGGTGCAACAGGGGCTGCTTCTACCGTCACTGGACCTACGGGACCGACTGGAGCCACAGGTGCTGCATCGACTGTTACAGGTCCTACAGGACCGACAGGTGCCGACTCGTTCGTTACAGGACCTACAGGTCCTACTGGACCCACAGGGGCTACAGGTGCAGCCAGCACAGTTACAGGACCGACAGGTCCGACAGGTCCCGCTGGTACTAACGGAATCATTGGTGTTGATGGAGCCACAGGACCTACTGGTCCTACAGGCGCTCAAGGCGCTACAGGACCTACAGGTCCAACAGGTACCGCTGGGACTATCGGTGTTGACGGGGCTACAGGACCTACAGGTCCTACAGGTGCCACAGGTGCAGCATCCACAGTGACAGGACCAACAGGACCTACAGGTCCTACGGGTGCTACAGGTCCGTCTGCACCAACTCAAACAACAAGTAATCTAATGACTTACACAATGATGAACATGGAGTTCTAATGGCTAGTGGTGATGTATTCCCAAAAAGACTTGGCGGACCTACACAGGTCAGCGTGTCTGCAACCCCAACAACTTTGTTTACGGTGCCATCTGGTCGCCAATACACAATTAAGCAGATTGTTATTTGCAACACGGATGGTGTTGACCGCACGATTACAATTGGTATTGGTGGTGTGACGGCTGCGTTGTCTTCTGTTTTTTTGCTTCCGATTGCTGGTTACGACACGATTGTTTTGGACACGGGGCTTGTGTTGGAAGCGGCTGAAACATTGCAGGGTTGTAGTGACACGGCAAGCAAGGTGACTGTGACTATCACGGGTTGGGACCGTACTATCTGATGGCTATTTCTTCTGGTTTGGGTTCGTCTGCGTTGTTGCCTGCGGGCTTAGGGTTCCGCAATGTGCTGATTAACGGCGCAATGAATGTTGCACAACGAGGTACATCAACAGCAAGCATAACAACTGGTGGTTACTACACTTGTGACAGATGGTATGCAGATATTACAAGTGCTGGTACATGGACACAAACACAATCAACCGATGCCCCAGCAGGATTTGGTAATTCACTCAAAATGCAATGCACAACAGCGCAAGCATCTCCTTCTGTGGCAACAATTCAATATCGTTTAGAAGGTCAAGATTTACAAAGATTTGCAAAAGGTACATCTTCGGCTAAATCTTTTACACTTTCTTTTTGGGTTAAAGCATTTCAAACAGGAACTTATATTTTTGAATTATATGATGCTGACAATACTCGTCAATGTTCAAATTCATACACAGTAAACACAAGTGCAACATGGGAATACAAAACAATAATTTTTCCATCTGACACAACTGGCGTTTTTGACAATGACAATCTTCTTTCAATGTATGCAATTTTTTGGTTAGCAGCCAGTTCTACATATACAAGCGGAACATTAAATACTTCATGGGGTACTGCGGTTAATGCTAATCGTGCTGTTGGGCAAACCAATGTTGCTTCTTCAACAAGTAACTATTTCCAAATCACGGGTGTGCAGTTGGAACAGAACCTCCAGCCAACCCCGTTTGAACAACGACCATACGGTGTAGAACTAGCCCTATGCCAACGATACTATTTTAGACAACAAGCAGAGGGGACAGGTAACGCTCAACGCATCGGTGGATACGGATGTGTTACAGGCGGAAACACATTTATTGGTTCACTAAGGTTCCCAGTTACAATGAGGACTAGACCGACAGGCTCTCTTGAATACTCAGGTTTAATGTGTACCGACAATTTAACTTTTGATTCAAGTGGTGGAACATGGACAATTTACGGGGCTAATTACGGGGCGACAAACAATCTGATGGTTTATGGAAACCCACTAACGTCTGCTGCAACAGTGGCTTTTGCCATGCTTGGTTTAACAAATAGTACTAGTTCATATATTGCGATAAGTGCGGAGTTGTAAATGTACTTTATTACACAAATTCAATTACCACGAGAAGAACCAAGACAGTTGATTATTCAACCACTTGCAGATGGTGGAGTGCGAACATTTGTTGCTGATGAAGGGAATCCTGACTATCAGGTGTATCTTGCGTGGGTTGCTGAAGGTAACACCGCCGAAGAATGGACAGGTAACTAATGGGTATCACACAAAACACGGGTGCTAGTTCACTAATTAAACCAGGCGTTATCGACAACACGGCTGCACGACCTGCATCACCGTATGAAGGTCAAGTGATTTTTCAGAAGGACACGGACCAGTTGCTTGTGTGGAATGGTACGGCGTGGGTTATACCGAACAGTCCTGCACAAAACCCACAAGGGTTGGAACTTGTCAAGACACAAACGATTGGTAGTGCAGTTTCTAGCGTAACCGTTTCCGATGTTTTCAGTAGCACTTATGACAACTACAAAATTATTGTTCAAGGTGGAGTAGGTTCCACTGTTGCAGCAGTAAGAATGACATTGGGAGCCACGAACACGGGTTATTATTGGGCTGGATATTATGTGACCTATGCCTCCACTACGGTAGGTGGACAAAGAGCATCAAACTCATCTTTTTGGCTTATTACTGGAATGTCAACATCTAATATTAGTAGTACCGTTGAAGTCAATGCGCCAAATTTAGCCAAAACCTCTAGTTACTCTGCAAATAACCAAGTACACGCAACGGATGGGGATGCTGGAGTTACGAATGGTTATCTGAACGACACTACACAGTACACATCTTTTACTCTCACCACTGGTAGCGGCACTATGACTGGTGGAACCATTCGTGTTTACGGATTCAGGAACTCGTAATGACAAGACCAAACATTCAAATAGATGATGAAGTTCGTGAAATGACTGAAGAAGAATACGAAGCGTTGCTTGCTTCGGGTTGGACTGAAGAAGGCACAACGGAGGGACCTGCGTAATGGCTATTAGTAATAATTCAACTGGGTTACGCCCTGGTGTATGCACGTCGACGACACGCCCTACAGCCCCGTACGAAGGTCAGATGATATACGAAACAGACACGGACATGGTGGCGATTTGGAATGGCACAGCATGGCGGTACATCTCTGCAACTACCCCAACTAACGGAACAGTGTTGCAGGTTGTTTCAAATACATATTCAACACAAACATCTACATCAAGTACAACATACGCAGATACGGGTCTTTCTATATCCATAACCCCAAAAAGTTCTTCGAGTAAAATTCTTATTTATGTTTCTCAACAAGGAATTTTGAAATTAGGGGGGACTTCAGAATCCGCTTGTTCGTTAAGGCTTGTTCGTGGCTCCACAACAATTTTACAATGGGCTGGATACTTGCTTTATACTGGTGCGACAGGTGCAAATGCTGGTTCCGCTAGCACTGTTTATTTAGATTCCCCGTCAACAACATCTGCAACTATTTATAAAACCACATTTGCTACCACCACTAATGGTTCTGGAACTATAGATGTTCAGCGTGATGGTATTACTTCTTCTATTACTGTTATGGAAATTGCAGGCTAAACCTGCCAGCAGAAGGGAACCAGCATGCGTATTGCTGTATACACAATCGCTCTCAACGAAGAACAACACGTCAAGCAATGGGCTGACTCCTGCACCAATGCTGACTATCGCCTCATCCTAGACACAGGTTCAACAGACCAAACGACAACCCTCGCCCACCAACTAGGCATCCACGTCGTTACTCGTGTTATTAGTCCGTGGCGTTTTGACACAGCCCGCAACATGGCACTCTCCATGCTCCCCAAAGACATAGACATCTGCATCGCTTTAGACATGGATGAACAACTGCAACCAGGTTGGCGTGAAGCCCTAGAAGCAATCCCTGTCGGTACGACCCGACCCCGATACAAATACATCTGGTCATGGAACCCCGACGGTTCGGAAGGACTCGTCTATGGTGGCGACAAAATCCACAGCAGGCACGGATACACATGGAAACACCCAGTCCATGAAGTACTCAAACCCACCGACGGAGAAACCCAACATTGGGTAGACGGGCTACAAATCCACCATCATCCGGACAGCTCGAAGTCCCGCAGTCAATACTTGCCCCTACTCAAACTTGCTGTAGAAGAAGACCCACGGGATGACCGCAACCAGTTCTACCTAGCCCGTGAGTTGTTCTTTCATGGTGACTATGCCTTAAGTCAGTATCATTTTGCACGGCATCTAGACATATCCACATGGAACCCAGAACGAGCCGCATCCCACAGGTACCTAGCCAAGATGGTTCCCCTTGTAGCCGACTACCACCTGTATCGTGCCATTGCTGAAGACCCAACCCGTCGTGAATCATGGGTTGCTTTAGCGATGTACTACCACGAGAAACGCAACTGGCTGGCAGTTAGAAACACAGCATCTATGGCTTTAGCAATCACCGAAAAACCACTTGACTACCTCTGTGAAGCAGACGCTTGGGGTTGGCTACCACACGACCTAATGGCAATCGCCTCACACCACCTCGGAGACAGCGACGAAGCGTTCTTTCACGGGTCTGAAGCGGTGGCCTTAAACCCAACAGATGAAAGACTTAAAACTAACCTGTCTCATTATCGGCTATGATTGCCTTGGCTGAACACAAGGAGTTTGCATGTCCACAGTTGGAACCGTAGTAGACCGCACCTTGCGCCAGTTAATGTCCGGCACCGTAGAGGAACGCAACAAAACAGTCGGAGCCTTAACCGCTACAGCCACAACTGTAGTTTTCCAGTACGACCTGAACGGTTTACGCCCAGGCGGTGTTATCCAAATAGATGCCGAACTCATGTACGTATGGGAAACCGCGCCAGGAGCCAAAACAGCCGTAGTCGAAAGAGGCTACAACGGCACCACCCCAGCCGCCCACGCCGCAGGTGCAGTCGCAACCATCGACCCAAAGTTCCCACGAGCGCAAATCCTTGAAGCAATCAACGCCGAAATAGACGACCTATCCAGCCCCATGAACGGCCTGTACCAAATCAAAAGCCTAGAACTAAACTACAACGGCACTTGGAACATGATTAGCTTGCCAACCATAGACAAAATCATTGACCTTGTATCTGTAACCATCCGCTACATAGCCACCGACTATCCAGTCATCCGCAAATGCCGACTCATCCGTGACCTACCCAACGATGATTTCAGTGCAGGATACGCAATCCGTTTCGATGAACAAGTCCGTGCCGGAAAAATGATTGTCGTATACAAAGCCCCATACACCAACGTCACCACCGAAGCCCAAAATCTACAAAACGTTGCTGGTTTCCCAACCACTGCTGAAGACATCCTGATGATGGGCGCACAAATCAGGCTCGTATCACCACGAGAAGTGAAACGTAACTTCACCGAATCCCAAGGCGACACCCGCCGTTCAGAAGAAGTACCAACAGGGTCGGTATCTAGTTCTATTAACAACATCATCCGTATGCGCCGTGACCGTATCACTGCTGAAGCGGCACGACTTGCAAGGCAATACCCAACTTTCCTCAGCAGGGATTAACCAATGACGGTTACGACCTTCACCCTGCCGTACTTTGGGACACCCCCTTACTATTCCGGCACCGCAGTATCAGTATTAGTTCCTAATGTTTTCCCTGTAGCTATTGATGGTCGCCCGTTTATGGTTGACCAAAAATCAGGCAAGTTTCAACGCGGTTATGAACAACGTGTTCGAGACTCTACGGATGATTCAACTAGCCCTGGTGAGGCTGCTATCAACCCTGGTGGTTTGTGGCGCAGAGGTCAGGACTCTTGGCATGCTGGTGCGGGGCAACAATATGCAGACATGAACGAGTCTGCACCGTACAGGTTTTACAAATCTAAAGGTTTGAACCCTTGGACTAAGGGCCAGTTAAGTCTTTTGAACGCCACCAAACTTCCTGCATCATCCGTTATGACAGGAACAAACCTGAAAATGATTGAAGTCGACGGGTATGTTTATGTGGCTGATAACCAAACATTAAAGTACAGCACCAACCCATATGCTGCTACCCCTACTTGGACTTCAGTAACAACAGGTGCGCCTGCTACAGCCATCAACGACATCACAACAGACGGTGAACAAGTTTATGTTGCATACACCAACGAAGGTGTCTTGAAAACAGCTATCGGTGGTGCCTCTTTAACCGACCATTACGCCACCACTGGCGGAACATACAACTACACAAAACTTGGTTTCGCTAAAGGTTACGTAATTGGTGTACACAACGACACTGCAAGCACCCATGTACACATCATTCCTTACGCTGCCAGCACTTCTCATGGTACCGCAACAACAACATTGCGTGACCCTAATTTTGTTTGCACAGGAATCGTAGGCGGGCAAAACCATATTTATATTTCTGGTCATGCAAACAATGTTGGTGTTGTCTATCGTTTAGGTATTAAAGCAGATGGCACAGTTGATGTCGCTGTTGTAGCTTTAGAACTTCCCAACAGTGAATACCCAACAGCGTTGCATGGTTATCTTGGATTTATTATTATCGGAACAAACAAAGGTGTCCGATATTGTTCAGCTGATTCCCAAGGAAACCTTATCGCTGGTTCGTTGATACCAACATCAGGAGATGTTAAAGGTTTCAGCAGTGAAGACCGTTTCGTTTGGTTTTCATGGTCACGATATGACGACACATCAGGAGGTTTAGGCCGCCTTGACCTGTCCACTTTTATCGCACCTAACACCCCTGCTTTTTCAACAGACTTAATGTACTCCTCCGGTAATGATGTCCAGTCAGTTGTAACTCTTTCAAGTAAAAGACTTTTTACTATCTCAGGTGTTGGCGTAATCGCAGAAGACACAGCGAACCTTGTCGCTTCAGGAGAAATAGAAACAGGCATATGGCGGTGGGGTATCCCAGACCGCAAGTTCATCGCCAAAATAGACACACGTTCCACCCCACTTGTCGGTTCCATCACCTCATACCTGAAAATTGACGACGGTGAATACGAATCCGCAGGCACATGGTCTGTCGCTGATGACGTAGAAAACTCATTTGACGGGTCAGATACCAAAGCCATCGAAGCAGAATTCAAATACGTACTAGAACGAGGCACCGCCACCACAGGCCCAACCTTCACCCGTTGGATGGCTAGAGCCTATGCAGCCCCATTCCGGTCACAAGTCTTCTCTGTTCCTGTCCTGTTGCACGAATCAATAACCGTAAGAGGCAAAGAATACTATTACGACGTTGACGAACAACAAACCTTCTTTGATGACCTGATTGAATCGCCCCGTATCATCACCCTACAAATAGGGTCCTTCACCCATAACGTCATCCTCGAAGATATTGTTTGGGAACCTGTGGATTCTGTGGGTAACAGCTGGTCATTCAATGGAACGCTTGTAGTAACCTTGCGTTCGGTGGAAAACTAGGAGTTGTCATATGCCAGTTAACGGTAAAAGTAGGAGAGCGTACCGTGGTGCGCCTGTATCCAACACGCTTGGTGTGACCCTTTCGGCGAACGCAACCAACATCACATTGGCTGTCGCCGTGTCTGGCTGGCCGACCGACGCTGAACCATTCTTTGTTGTGGTCGACCCTGGTACCGCCAAGGAAGAAAAGATTTGTGTCAAGTACAGCAGTGCTACAACCTTGACTGTTGTTGACCCTACTGCTACTTCTGTGTGGGGTGCGTCTGCTAATGGCCGTGGTGCCGATGGCACTACTGACCGCCAGCATGAACAGGGTGCTGTCATTTACCCTGTGTTCACCGCGTTGGAAGCGAATCAGGCTAACGAGTTGGTGTCTAAGTATGCTAATGCTGGTTCTGTTGTGTATCAGGGTTCTGGTACGCCAGGTACTTTTACTGAGTTGCCTCTTGGTACTGCTGCTCAGGTGTTGGCTGTTAATGCTGGTGCTACTGCTCCGCAGTGGCGTAACGCTGTTGATATTGGTTTGGTTGGTCCGACAGGTCCTACTGGTCCTACAGGTGCGCAAGGACCTACTGGTCCAACGGGTTCAACTGGCAACACAGGTGCGACTGGTCCTACAGGTGCAGCAGGGACAAACGGAACTAACGGAACTAACGGTGCCACTGGTGCCACTGGTGCCACTGGTGCCACTGGTGCCACTGGTGCCACTGGTGCGCAAGGACCTGCTGGTCCCATCACCGACGCTTTAACCATTAACCAAAACGCTAGTAGCGGTATCGGTGTCAATGTTATTCGTGACTTATACCAAGCAAACCATGACATGTACCGCGGAGTCAACGGCGTTGGCACAACTAAATTTGCTGTTGACTATACAGGAGTTGTTTTTCATTCTGGTTTAAGTCTTATATCAGACAGAAACATGAAAACAGATATAGAAGTTTCTCCAACTAGTAATCTTATTTCGGCGGTTAATTCTCTTGCCCCTAAAACATACAAATATATTGGGGATACTGAAACAAAACTTGGTTTCATCGCCCAAGATGTCCAGGAAGTTTTGCCTATTGCCGTTATAGAAAAAGATGGGGTTCTTGGGATTGATTACAATGTTATAGTTGTTGCACTGGTAGCAAAATGCCAAGACCTAGCAGCCCGCCTCACCCAATTGGAGAACCAATAATGATTAAAGTACAAACACTCATCCTCCGAATCTTTGGGGTATTCGGTTCATCCGCACTCGCAGCCGTAGCAGGTGGCGCAATCTTCGGAGTTGAACTCTGGAAATCAGCAGCCATCGCAGGTGTAGTAGCAGCTGGAAAAGTAACTGAAGCCCTGCTTCGTTCATGGTCTGAAGACGGAACCCTCACTAAAGAAGAAGTTGCAGCAGCCTTCGGCAAAAAGGCGTAGCCGTTACGCCCTCGTAGGGGTTGTACTTTCCATCCTGTTCCTAGCCTCTAGTGCTAAAGCAGAAAATCCAATCATCACTGGTATCACTGACTACTGGTTTGAATACACCGAGCCAACACAGTTTGAAGCACGGACATACATGGTTGACGGGCATCCGTCTGACCCCCAACTGTGGCTGTACGACGAGCAAGGTGTTTTACTTGTCAGCGTTGACGACCATTTCGGTTTACAGTCATACATTTCCAGAGAGGTACAGCCTGGTCGGTACCGTCTACGGGCGGGTACTTGCTGTTGGCAACCTGATGTTTGGCGTGGGGGTAACGGATGGAATGAGCAGTACGAGCTGAGTTTTAATGGGGAACCAGCTAACACGACATCAACTTCATCCACGTCTACGACCAGTACATCCACAACGTCAACTACGTCTACCACCACCACAACAACCAGCACCACAACAAGCACACTGCCACCAACAACCACGTCAACAACTACAACCACCACTTCCACGCTGCCGCCAACCACAACAACCACAGTCCCGCCAACCACCACCACGACATCGACAACAACAACGACATCAACTACCACCACTTCTTCGACAACGACAAGCACAACAGTGCCACCAACAACGACGACAGTCCCGCCAACCACAACAAGTTCAACATCTACAACCTCTACAACGACGATTCCTGTGGTCAATAGTACAACGACATCCACAACCAGCACGACCACTACGACCACCACCGTGCCACCAACAACCACAACAACCCTTCCCGTAATCCTGCCAACCATCACCGCTGAAGAAGCCACCGCAGTCGCACTCAACGCCGAAGTCCTAGCCACAGTCACCGCAGCTGAAGCAACCCAAGTCTTTGATGCCATAGTCCTAGACGACCTCACCGACACCCAATTAGAACAACTTGTCGCAGCAGTGCAAGACGCACCAACAGAAGTTCGAGAAGCCTTTGAAGAAGAAATCAACATCTTCAGCGGAGCCACCGACACCTACGTACCAATCGGTTCCACAGTTCCGGTTAAGACCCGACGCGCCCTCATCGCCATCACAACAGTCATGTCAGTAGCTCCCGCCATTAAACGCCGGAACTGATAATGTGCAACCCATGAGTAAATACTTCGGCGCAATCGCATCACTGGTTCTGTGGGCATCAGGTACTGGCCTTGTACTCATCACCCTGTCAGGAGCTGCACTCAGCAAAGCCCTAATCATCAGCGCAGTCACCTTTACTATCAACATCATTGCCATTGCTCTTGGAGTTGGCGTAGACGATTAGATATGTAAAAGCCCCTAGCAAGGGAGAAAGGGGAAACGACCTTGCTAGAGGCAACAGAATCATAACACCACAACGATACAAAAACTTAGTGAACCGA